CGAAAAAGAATGAAGAATCGTGAAAACTGTGTGGAGGTGTTCAGACTTGAAGACGATGAACAAGAAGACTTTGGCCAGAATAGCCCGAGTTATGTATGACCTGCAGGAATACTGCAAATACATTGATGGCCTAAATAACCACAAAGAGTGCAGTGGATGTACGTTTTTATATGACAAAGTTAAATGCAAGCTGACCGCTATGACGAAAGATAATACGGTGCCTTGTGATAACTGGAATATCACTAAAGCGGATATTAAAAGACTGGAGGTTGATGCAGATTGAGTACCGAAACGAATTACAAAGCTTTGGCTGGAGTAGACAACGTAAATCATCCGGCGCATTATAGATTGCCAGGTGGCGGCGAAACCATTGACTTCATCGATGCGGCCTGCGGCAGCGGCGCGGAATATTATTATCAGGGCAATATACTTAAGTATGTTTGCCGATACCGGGAAAAAGGCGGCGCAGAGTCGCTTAAAAAGGCGCGCTGGTATCTTGACCGGCTTATCGGCATGCAAGAGCGAAAAGAAATGGGGCTTCGCGATGTTTAATCGATGGCAGTTTCGCGTACAGCCGCCCGCGCAGATAAGCAAGCGCCGACGGCGCAAAAAAGAGATTAAGCAAAGGCATCAGGAACTGCAGGAACGTGAGCCGCAGTTCAAAAAGTTTTTACTGCAGGTGCTGGGTGATAAATGGAGGCGTTAAATCCTATGTTTCGTAACAATGATTATGTTAAATTGACGCGGGACTATCTTCGCAATATCGGGTACTATCGGATAGCTGTAGCAAATATGAGCACGGATATCAAAGACTTGGAAAGCCGGATGCAGGATGTGCCGATTAAAATTACTGATTACGGTCCTATGCCTGGCGGTGGCGGTGGCGAGCTGAACGGTGTGGAGCGTGCTGCAGAGTCCAAACTTGAAGCCGTGGAAGACTATAAACGCAAGTCAGCCGAATTAAAACAGCTCAGCCGCCAGATTGACCGATTGGAAAACTGCATCGAAAATCTGCCAGAGGAAGAGCAGAAGGCCGTCAGACTGTTTTACATTGACCGACTTAATTATGGGGAACTGGCTTGCGCAATGGGCTGGAGCGAGCGAACAGTAAAGCGCCGAGTCAGTTCTGGAACACGAGCAGTAGCCGTTATGTTATTCGGCCCGAAAGCCGAGAAAAATGTGCAGTTCGTAGTATGCTGATGGTTGGCACTTTTTTGGCACCATTTTATGTAATAAATGTGCTACTATGATATTGCGAAGTTTTTGGACAAACCTCCTATATTGATACATTGATACACATCTGCTACAAAAAAGCTGTCGTCATCCCCTTCCCGACGTCAGCTTTTTTGTTGCGCAAATTACTGGAAGGAAGTGAGACAACATGGCAAAAGGCAAATATGAATACTGGAAATCGCATGACGGTTTGTTACTCATCGAAGGCTGGGCCCGTGATGGTCTCACCGACGAACAGATAGCGCATAATATGGGCATCGCAACGGGCACTCTGTACGAATGGAAAAAGAAATACCATGAGATAGCTGAGTCCCTAAAAAAATCTAAAGAAGTGGCGGATAGGGCGGTCGAAAACGCACTTTACAAAAAGGCTTTATCCGGCGATACGACGGCTATAATCTTCTGGCTCAAGAACCGTCGGCCGAATGATTGGCGTGATAAACGTGAGACTCAGCTCAGCGGCAATGTGCAGACTGTGCCTGATAGGCTCGTAATCGATTATGGCGGTGACGACGATGACGACCAAGCGGATTAAAATCCCGCCCGCCTTCAAGATGCTTTCCCGCCCCAGTCGATATAAAGTGCTTTATGGCGGTCGAGGCTGTGTAGACGAAGATACGGAGATAAGCACACCGAGTGGGAAGGTAAAAATAAAAGATTTTAGCGGTGGTTTGTTGTATGCGTATGATGGGGAGAAGATAGTTGTTGCTTTTGGAAGTAAACCAAAAAAATATGATGCCGAGAAACTATATAAAGTCTCAACGGCATCATATAACATTACGGTTACAGCAAATCATAGATTTTTAACTAATCGAGGTTGGTTAAGGACTTGCGACTTACAAATCGGCCAAGACTGTCTCGCGACAAGCAACGTTCTTTCGCTTTCTTTTCAAGAATTGTTTTCCCCTCTGGTGACCAATTCGGACACTTACCTGCAAGAGTGGCTGAAAGATGCTCTTGGTTGTTTGCAAAAAGTTGAAGATTGGATATGTCATTATTGGCTGGATTATCATCGATGTGGTGCACCACCTCAGATGGTTTCAGGTACCGCCCTAGGTGTTCTTCCATTACAAGACGATGAACAGCTACATATGAGCCGTGCTTTGACCCGTAAGGATGACCAGGAACGCGTTTATATAAATGCCCTGCTCTGTCACGTTTTATCCCTGAGCGAAAGTTGGGGCGTTCATCGAGACGAGGTGGAAAAAAATTCTGCATATCAGGAAAGTTATATCTGCGATAAGTTTTCTGAACTGTTTTCGGAGTTACACCGAGTATTTCAGCAATTTCATGGCTGTAATAACCCTGTAAGCATAACTCGTAAATTTTCCGAACTTGTTCGGGCTTTCTACACCCACTCAAGTCAAGATGAAAGTTTTCAAAGAGCTTTTGAATCGCTTGGGTTCTCTTTTGACGATAGTTCATGTTCTTACTCCTTTCGTGGCTGTAACCTCCCCCCCCATATTATAACACAGGAGAAAGTTGAAAGTATAGAGTATGTGGGGGAAAAGTATTTCTATGATATACAAGTGCCAATATACCATAACTATATTGGCAATAATATCGTGAATCATAACTCCGGCAAATCTTGGAGCTGTGCAAAGGTGGCATTGGCCGTGGGCTTTGCTAAGCCTATGCGCATATTGTGCGCTCGTGAAATCCAGCGAAGCATTAACGACTCGGTGCATAAACTGCTGAGCAAGCAGATTGAGGACATGGGCCTTGACGGCTTTTACGATATCACGCGTGAAGCTATTCGCGGGCAGAATGGTACAGAGTTTATCTTCAAAGGGCTGCGCACAAATCCGCAGGAAATCAAATCGATGGAAGGCATCGACCTTTGTTGGGTCGAAGAAGCGCAGGCCGTAAGCGCTGAGTCCTGGGATATTCTTATCCCGACTATCCGTAAGCCCGGTTCCGAAATCTGGATTACGTTCAATCCGCTGGATGAACAGGATCCGACATACCAAAAGTTTGTGGTCAGTCCTCCGGAGGATGCTCAGGTCCGCAAAGTAAACTACAACGAAAACCCATACTTCCCGGAAGTACTGCGCAAGGAAATGGAATGGCTCAAGAAAAGAGACTACGAAAGCTATCTGCACATTTGGGAAGGTGAGGTTAGAAAGCTCAGCAACGCGCTCGTGTTCGCTGGGCGTTTTACTGTTGAAGACTTCGATACACCTTCGGGTGTGCGCTTCTACCATGGCGCTGACTGGGGCTTTGCTGAAGACCCCACAACGCTTATCCGCTGTTTCGTCGATAATGGCACGCTGTTTATCGACCAGGAAGCGTGGGGCGTAGGAGTAGAGATTGACCAGACGGGCGCTTTGTTCGATACGATTGATACCGCCCGCCGATGGCCGATTAAGGCCGACTGTGCAAGGCCGGAGACGATAAGCTACATGAGGCGGCAGGGCTTCAATATCTCAGCCGCAAAGAAGTGGCAAGGCTCCATCGAAGACGGCATCGAGTATATTAAGACTTATGACATAGTCGTGCATCCGCGATGCCGCCATACGATTGATGAGCTGAACCGATACAGTTACAAAGTCGACAAGCAGACTGGCGATGTACTGCCAATCATCGTCGATAAATACAATCATTGCTTAGATTCTTTGCGCTATGCGCTTGATGGGCTCATCAAGGGCAGAGGCGCTATGCATATTAACTCGAAAGCGATATCGCGAATAGGGCAAAGGAGAAGGTGAGATAATGGCAAGAACCAAAGCCAAAACAAAAACAAAAAAAATGATGAAAATAAATAATCAGCTGGTGAGCGATTCTGCCGCCGAAAGCCTGCCTGACTTTAAGCCCTATGACTCGCTTGGCTATAAGGGCACGAAGGCAAGAGCCATGCAGGACAGCGCACTTCAGACTGCAGGCTTATATGACATGATGCATAACGGCGCATATACTGGCGCTCCGACGTTCCTTGGTTATATGGCACTCGCGCAGCTTGCGCAGGATGGCGTCATAAAAGCAGGCGTGTCCTTGCGGGCGGATGAAATGACCCGCCGATGGATAGAGTTCCAGTACCAGGGCGAGGGCGGCGATGAGCGCATCGAGGCTGTTGAGTCTGAGCTTTCCCGCCTCCATGCCGATAAGGTTTTCCGCGACGCTGCGGAAATGTGCGGCTACTATGGCGGCTGTTTGGTCTTCATCGATACAGGCGACTTGACCGATGCGGATCTGCGGCTGCCGCTTGGCGAGGATTCAGATACTTTTAAGGCAGGCTCGATTAGAGGTCTGAAAATCATCGAGCCGTTTTACGTTGCGCCCGGTCGCTACTCATGCTATAACCCTATCGATAAAGACTACTTTGTTCCGCAGTCATGGCTGATAAACGGTAGGGAAGTGCATGCGAGCCGGTTCCTTTATTTTGCCGAGGATAAGCCTCCAACGCTTTTGCTTCCCAGCTATAACTTCTTCGGCATTCCGCTTGCGCAGACGGTCATCGATGCCGTTTTGGGCTTTGAGGAGTCGAGCAAGTCGGCCGCCCGCATGCTGAGCAAATATGCATGCACGGTCTTTAAGACTGACATGAACGAGGTGCTCTCGGGCGGTACAGGCTCGGAAATCCAAAAGCGCATAGCGTACTTTGCAAAGTATCGCGACAACGACGGCGTGATGACCATCGACAAAGAGGCTGAAGAGATTGAACTCTCTAGCCATTCGCTCGCTGGCGTAACGGACATTGTCCGCCAGCAAATGGAAATCGTTGCGGCCATGTTTGGCGAGCCGGCAGTTAAGCTGTGGGGGATAAGCCCGACTGGCTTTAATGCCACTGGCGACTCTGACATGCGAAGCCATTATGACCATATCAACGCCATTCAGGAGCGCATCCTGCGCGACCCGATGGAGTATTTGGTTAAGCTCTTACAGCTCAATACGCTGGGCGACACAGACGACGCTCTGACCTTTGAATTCGTGCCCTTGTCCGATGAGGATGAGAAGCTCCAAGCTGAAGTGCAAAAAATCAAAGTCGACTCAATGTCTCAGCTCTTTGACCGCGGCATCATATCCGGCGAAGAAGCGCGGCATGTACTTGCTACGGATCCGGATAGCGGCTTTGACGATATCGACGAAGACAGCGTGCCTGAGCCGCCTGACTTGGCGTTACCTGTTGACCCGCCCGGTGGTGAGACGCCATGAGGGCGCTAAAGCCTGTCCGCCCTCCTGTGGCCATCGAGCGTGATTACCACAAGAAGCTGAAGGCTATGCTGAAGGATATGGACCGGAGCTTATACTATTGGCTGCGGGCGGAATATCGCAAGAGCGAACCGGAAATCGTTGGCGACTCAGCGATAACGGATTTGCGCGCCAAGCTGAAAAAGCTCGTGAGCTACTGGAAGAAAAAGTACAACGAGAACGCAGAGTCTTTGGCAAAATGGTTTGCAAGCTCGGTCCAGAAGCATACAACACGGAACCTTCAGAACCAAATGCAGCTGGCGAAACTTACCCGCCTTGGCTTTGACCTGCAGTTTACGTACCACTCGCGCAAAGAGCGGGCGGTCTTTAACTCTATCGTAGAGCAGAATGTCAACCTTATTAAGTCGATTGCCTCTGAGCACTTGACTCAGGTGCAAGGGATTGTCCTTCGCGGCATTGAGACCGGTCACGACCTTGAGCGCATGACCTCCGACCTTACTGAGTCCTATGGCGTTACCGAGCGCAGGGCGGCTATGATTGCTCGCGACCAGACGGCCAAAGCGACCAACAATCTGAGCCGCCAAAGGCTCATGGATTACGGAGTCAAAAAAGGTAAATGGATGCATACATCCGCAGGCAAAACATATCGCGACTCGCATGTCCAGATGGACGGCGAGCTATACGACCTCGAGCAGGGGTGCTACGATGACGATTATGGCGATTATGTCCAGCCAGGTGAGCTGGTAAACTGCCGATGTGTGTGCATACCGGTTATCGACTTCGGTCAAGAAGAAGGTGATTAAATGCTAATCCAAGATAAATATGCTTTTGACAAAGCGTCCGCCCGCTCTCTGGACAGTAACGGCTATATGCATGTAGCTGTATCGAATCTGACCAAAGAGCAGGTTGCCCCATATATGGGCGATTCTATCCCAGGCTATAAAGAACTCGGCCTCCAGCCCGACAAAGTCTATCAGATTTATCGGCCGGCCGAAGAAATCGAAAAGGCGGCAGAAACCTTTAACGGCCTGCCGCTGATGCTCGACCACTGGAACATGGATGCCGCAAACATCCCGAAGGATAAAGTGGTCGGCTCCCTTGGCACAGACGCCAAATGGGAAGCGCCCTATCTCACCAATTCCCTTATCGTAACCGATGCCAACGCTATCAAAGCAATAGAGGACGGAAGCTATGCTGAGCTTTCCGCCAGCTATGCTTGTGATATTGACATGACCGGTGGCGTTTTCGATGGCAAGACCTACGATGGCGTGATACGCAATATCAAGGGCAATCACGTCGCACTTGTCCCCGAAGGCCGAGCCGGACATGATGTTAAAGTCGCTGATTCGGCTATGGGGGGAGGTGAACACGAAATGAATTGGATGGAAAAATTTAAAGAGTTGCTTTTCGATATCATTACAGACAAGGAGGCAATGAAGGACATTATGAACGACATTATGAACGAGAACGAAAAAACTGAAAAACAGCAGGCGCCTGCTCAGCAGGAACCCGCTCCCGCACAGGCCACTGATGTTGAGCCTGTAGACGAACTGGCGGACGAAATCCGCGAAAAGATGGTGGCTGCAGGCCTCGACCCCGAGGATAAAGCCGCACAAAAGGCATTTATGGCGGGCATGGCTGCAGCTGAGACTGCGGATGACGGCGATGGTCAGGCATGCGATGAGGGCGACGAACCCAAAGCCGCTGATGGTGAAGGCGAAGGCGCTTGCACCGATGGCGAAGAAGAAAAGACTGCCGATGAATGCGGCAAAGCCAACGATGCAGCCATCGTACACGACAAAGCCTTTTATGCCGGCTTGTATAAAGCCGCCGAGGATGTTGCGCCGTTTGTTGGCAAGATTTCCAATCCGTTTGCTTTTGACTCTGTCGCCGACATTTACAAGAAAGCGCTGGACAAAGCTGGCGTGGTGACTGATGGCATCGACCCGAGTGCTTTTGGCGCCATGGTATCCATGCTGAATAAGCCCGCTGCAATCCCCCAGGGCGTGGTCGAAGAAGACCCGCTGAACAAACGTCTGATGGGCATTAAGTCCAATTAACAAAAGGAGTGAAAAATAATGAGCTTTTCTTTCCAGAAGACCGTAGGTCTTTATAACAAAGGCGCTATCGTTGGCGACCGCGCATCTCAGAACCCCACTGTATATGTTCCGATGAACTTCCTTGCAGGCGGCACTGTGAATGTCGGCTCTTTCGTATGGCCGGACACGACGAACCCTGCGACCGAAGTTGTTAACGCAGGCTCGGGCACGCCGCTGGGCTTCATCGAGCGCACCATCAATCACGACAACTTCGATATCGAAGTTGAAGGCACTCTTGCCATTCCCGAAGAAGGCAACGTAACTGTTGCCATGCGCGGCGACTTCTACGTAGCAGCTGATGGTGCTGTTGCTGTCGGTGCTACTGTTTACGCCGACACTACTACCGGCGCTGTAACCTTTACCAGCGGTGATAATACTGTGGATACAGGTTATGTCGCAATGACGGCCGCAGCCGCTGAAGGCGAGCTTGTCATTATTTCCAACTGGGCCAAGACGATTATCCCGGCTGGCGAATGATTGAGAAGGAGGACAGAAAAATGGTTGACATGAAACTTGCAAAGTCTAAGGGCTTTGATTTTGGCCAGAATGCCAAATTTATGGATAGCGCAGAAGCTATCCGCATCGCAGATGCACTCGACCCGAATGCTACTGTGCCTGCTTACATGCGCACGTATGCAAATCCGCGCGTTATCGAGGTTCTGACGGCTGAACGCGCATATCGTAAGATTGCGCCGGAAGTCAAGAACGGCGACTTCACGACGGCTTTCACGCAATTCCGTTGCCTTGAATTCACCGGCGAAACCACTCCATACGGCGATTATGACGGCAATGGCGTAAGCGGCGTGAACACGGCTTTCCCTGTTCGTGAGCAGTACCGCTTCCAGACGACGATTAAAGTCGGCGACCTCGAACAGAAGATGAATGCTGAAGCAAAGATTGACCTCTTTGCCGAGAAGCAGAAAAGCGCTGCTATCAACATCGACATCGCATTTAACAAATATGCGCTGTATGGCGTTGCTGGTAAAGCCGTCTATGGTCTGTTGAATGACCCGAGCCTCAACGCAGCTATTACCCCGATTAGCCAGGGCGGCGTGACCGCATGGGCAGGCAAGACTGCGAACCAGCAGATGGAGGACCTGAACAAGCTCGTTGCTCAGCTCTACACGCAGGGCGCAGGCCATATCGACGACAGCACGAAGACTAAACTGCTCGTTTCTCCGGCTGCACTTGCCGCAATGAACAAGGTCAATGACTACGGCGTGACCATGAAGAAGATGGTGGCTGACACCTATCCGAACATGGAAATTGTCGTAGTGCCGGAGCTCTACAACAGCACCTTGGACACTTCGACCATGATGCTCATGGCTGAAGAAATCCTTGGCCAGCCCGTAGTAGAATTCGGTTATGCCGACAAATACTTCGCGCATGAAGTTGTCCGCGAGCTGTCCAGCTTGGCGCAGAAGGTCAGCGCAGGTACGTACGGCGCCATTGTGCAGTTGCCGTTTGCTATCGGCACGATGACGGGCATTTGATTTAGGAGGTTATGACCATGGCAAATACTGTCACGGTCTTGCTGAATAGTGTTCGTGACATCGTCTTTGATGTCACGGACAATTCTGGCAAGATTCATAAAGTAAAAATCAACGGAAGCGGCTCGCTTATTCGCCAGAATGGCGCAGTTATTCCGTCTTCGCACCTTCCCGGTGCTGGCTCTTATGGTGTAACGCATGATGTGGATGCAGACCTTTGGGCAGAAGTCGAAAAGGTTTATGGCTCCATGAGTCTCTTTAAGAAGGGCTTCATCAAAGCCACTACGCCGAAAACGGTGAAGGACGCCCGGGCTGAGCTGTCCAGCAAAGCAAATGGCGAGGAGCCCGCTGCGCCCCAGGAAAAGAAGAAAGACCGTAAAAAAGCCGCCGAATAAGGAGGGCTTGTTATGACTTTCGATATCGAAAAGTTTCGCACCATCTATCCGCAGTTTGCAGAAATCCCTGATGCCACTTTGGAGTTTATGTGGACTAATGCTTTGATGATATCCGGCATTGAGGACGATACGCGAATTCCTGAAGCGCAGAAGGAAAATCTGCTCTTTATGCTAGTCTGTCACCTTGCGACTCTTGCCATAAGAGGCACAGCGGGCGCAATGACATCGGCAAAGCAGGGCGAAGTGCAAGTCACTTATTCCAGCCTGCCGGCCAGAAGCGACGACGCGGATTGGTTTAATCTGACTCCCTGCGGCTCGGCATATTGGCAGGCCATCAAGCGCTATCGCTTAGGCGGCTTGTGGTTTCCTGGGAGGAAACGGCTATGAAGGTCGAAGTCACTGGCGGGGACAAGTACAAAAAAGTGCTTGAAAAAATAGCTGAACTTAAAGTTTCTGTGCGGGCGGGCATTCCTGCTGGCGCGACTACGACAGGCGGCAAATCCATCCCTGAGTACGCCGTCTATAACGAGCTGGGGACATCCCGCATACCATCCCGCCCGTTTATGCGTACTACGGTTTCCGAGCACCAGGATGAATGGTGTAAGACTTTAGCCGGTGCACTTAATTACAACGAAATCAAAAAGGACAATGCTGTCCGCGCAATGGGGCTGGTCGGCGAACAGATGAAAGCGCATGTCCAGCAGACTATCCAAAAGGGCTCGTTTGCGCCTAATGCTCCTCGGACTGTTGCAATCAAGATGTCTAAAGGCAAGGTCGAGCCTAATCATCCGCTCATTGATACAGGTCAGATGCTGGCAAGCATAATCGCGGAGGTGAAAAGCTGATGAACCTGCATGATATTGTTAAAGGCGCCATCGGCGCAGTAAACCGGCATGAGATGATAACGCTGTATCGCTGTACAGGCGTTCAGAACAGCAAAGGTAAGATTATACCAAGCTACGTTAAATCGACTGTCAGAGCGCAAATACAGCGGCCTAATGCTGCCGACATTGAGCTTAATGAGCGCGTGGCTCGAGCCCGCCAGTCTATCAAGGCTTGGATTGATGCGCCCGCAGATGTCATTAACCGAGTATCTCAGAACGCAGGCGACATCATTCAACGTGCCGATGGAACTTACTGGCTCATCGTGGCCATACGCGAAAGCTATGCTACTGAAGGCTGGTTGTCGGTGCTGGCCATCGAGCAGGTAGAGCCTCCGAAGGGAGTGATCGCCGATGACGATTGATAACTTCCCCGACTTTATGACGGACGTTTATGACTGGCTGGCCTTCGTTACGGCCATCGACGGAAACCGTATTATCCGCGGGAACCAGTCGCGCGAAGTGCTTCCGGAGGACAATGATTACATCGTCTATACACCCATCACGCAAAAGCGCATAGGCACCAACATTGCTGTGCTTCATGCCGATGGCGTGCCCGATGATGAGAACGCTCCCGACACAGATACCAAACTGCTGCAGATTGATATCCAAGTCGATTGCTACGGCGATAATGCATTTACCTACTCGCAAGGCATAAACACCTTTGCTTATGCGGGCCGGTGCAATGAGTGGCTGAAGCAGAACGAGGCCAGTATCCGCGTGCTTTATGCCAGCGACCCCATCGATGGAACGCTGGTGGACGATACGCACCAGTTTATACCGCGCTGGATCGTCACGCTGTCCATCTGTATTCCTGTATCTAATACGGACATGATTCCTTGGATTGAGGATGTGGAAATCGTGCCGAATCCGCAAGATGCGACTCCCACAAATCCCCCAGGATTAAAACTTAAAAACGTTGATATTGTATATAAGGAGTGATTACAAATGCCGATTCCTGCATCGTACATCGTTGCCATTAATCCGCGGCTCATCCCGGCAGGTGGCAACGACCTTGAATTTAACGGCTTGCTCTTATCCGATAATCCGCTGATTCCGCTTTCGGCTCCCGTGCTGCAGTTCGCAAATGCCGACACTGTCGGTGACTTCTTTGGTCTCGAGTCTGATGAGTATAAAGCCGCCAACGTTTACTTCCTCGGCTATAACAACAGCTTTGCCAAGCCGCGCCATCTGATGATTGGCCGTCGTGTCAAAGAGGCTGTTGGCGCATACTTGCGTGGTGCTCAGTATACCGGCACGCTTGTCTCGCTGAAGCTGATTACTGCAGGTACGTTGACTGTTGAGATTAACGGCGCTGATGTGTCTGTAGCTGATGTGGACTTGTCCGCAGCTACTAGCTATAGCGATGTTGCTACAGCCATTCAGACGGCTCTGCAGGCTGAGCTCGCAGGCGTGACTGTGGCGTATTCCAGCCTTACTGGAGCCTTCCAGATTAACGGACCTTCTACGGGTGCGGCGCAGACCATCGCTTACGCAAGCGGCTCGCTGGCTGAAACGCTGAACTTCACGCAGGCCAAAGGCGCAGTCGTGTCTCTTGGTTCTGACGCTCTCACGACCGCTGAAAATATGGCTCTTATCAAAGAGCAGACGCAGAACTGGGTAAGCTTTACGACCCTGTATGAGGCAACCAACGACGAGCATCTTGGGCTTTCCGCTTGGGCATCCTCGCAGGGTATCGAGTATCTGTATGTTGGTTGGACGGCAGACCCGGCATTACTGGTGCAGGGAAGCACGACTTCCATTGCTGACCAGATTAAAGCTGCAGAGTACGGCGCGACTACGCTGGTTTACAACAACAGCGACGTGGCTGTCTTCTTACTTGGCTCCATCGCCAGCGTGAACTGGGAACGCTATCAGGGCACGATTAACTACGCATTCAAGAAGGTTGATGGCGTTGCGGCTACTGTTACCAATCAGACCGATGCAGACCTCTTGCTCGCCAAGGGCGTGTCCTTCATGGGTAACTTCGCTACCCGTAACGATGACTTCACCTTCTTCTACGATGCCAAGATGTTTGGCGACTATGGCTACGTTGATGCCTTCGTCAATACGGTCTGGTTTAAGAACGTTATGCAGGTCAGCGTGCTGAACGGTATCACGCAGGCTGGCCGGGTGCCGTATAACGAAAGAGGCTATGCGCTCATCCGCGCTTGGCTGCAGGACCCGATTAATCGCGCAGTGAACAATGGCACGATTGATGCCGGCGTTGTCATGTCTGAAAGCCAGAAGGCACAGGTTTACAACGAAACCGGCAAAGACCTGACCACTGAACTCTTCACCAATGGCTACGCAGTTTTGGTGGAAGATGCAGGCGCAGCGGTCCGGGTTGGCCGTCAGTCGCCTAATATCACTGTCTACTACACGTATGGCGGCTCGATTAACCATATCGAAGTGGCCAGCACGGCTATTCTGTAAGGGAGGTATAAACTATGAGCATGGATATTACTTCCGCAAATGCGGTGGTAGCTTTACAGTGCAGCCTTTTCAACACTACGCTGCAGCAGTTCTCTGCTGACACCAGCTACGAGGGCGAAGATGACCAAGTCGCGGAAACGCGCATCGGCATCGACGGCAAGATGGTGGCCGGCCAGGTGCCGACCATTAAAACAGTGACTATTCACCTTGAAGCAAGCTCGCCGTCCATTCAGTTCTTGACCTTGCTCAAGCAGGCTATGGAAACGAACCGTACCATCTATGAGGTGAATATGGTCATTTCTATCCCGTCTATCGGCAAGCGTATCACGTATAGCAACGGCGTGCTGCAGTCTGCAAAAGACCTGCCGGACGGCAAGAAGGTACTTGACCCGACGAGCTGGACCTTCCACTTCGAGAAAAAGAGCGTGGAGGGCTGATAAATGAGAAAAGAAAGCATCGTTCGCCTCGATGACGACGGCGAGCAGAAAGAATTTAAGATTAGGCAGATGAGCGCTTCCCGCGGGGAGCGCTTTTTCTACAAGCTCCTTATGCTCCTTGGCGCTGACGCCAAGGTCGAAATGTTCGACGACCCTGGCGCTATCTTAGGCGCTTTGGCCGCCCAGCCTTTTGACAAGGTGCAGGAGCTATTAGACGAGATGCTGTCTTGCGTATCTCGCGTAACGGATGGCATCGAAACGCAGTTGACTCCTGATAACGTGGATGGCTTTATTGCGTCTCCTATTACGCTGTTTAAGCTGCGGGCGGAGGTTTTCAAAGCCAATAATTTTTTTCAAAAACTCGGTCAGACGCAATTCGGCGGATTCAACGCCGGCTCGCCGCTGACAATAAAACGACAGGGCTGATAGCCTATCCGACAGTCCCAGGCATCGTAGGAGTAGTGGTTTCGAGTAAACTTGCTACTCTCTACGAGCTTCAGACTGTTTATTCCTATGAAGACATGATGAATCTCTATGAGATTTATTTAACCAATACTTACAATGAACGAAGAGCCATGGAGGTGAAGTAAATGGCCACAATCATAGACGAGCTTATGATTACGCTGGGCATTGACGGCAAAGAAGCGAAAAAAGGTATGCAAGATGTGACGAATTCGATTAAAGGCTCCATGCAGAATATCACATCTACGCTTCAAGGCGGCTTTGCGTCCGTCTCTAAAATCTTTACCGGTTTTGGCGCGGCTATTGTCGGCGCATTCTCTGTCGGCTCGGCGTTCAGCACTTGGAAAGAACAGGCGGCTGAATTAGGCGGCGTGTCTAAACGGCTCAAGATGTCAATCGAAGATGTGCAGGGTTGGACTGGTGCTATTGGCAAATTCGGCGGCAGCGCTCAGGACTTTGAAGGCACATTGCGAGGCCTTAATGGCCAGCTGGCACGTATGGCGACTATCGGTAAATCGCGGGCGGGTACTCTCCTGCAGTCTTTAGGAATTGACGCGGGGGAAGTTGGCCGCCAGCGCAATGCTTTAGCAGTTCTTGAGGATTTGGCTGGCGTTATGGAGCAAATGGCTCCAGACGAGGCGCGTGGTATCGGCGCAGCCCTTGGCCTTGACCCTTCAACCATTATGCTTCTGCAGCAAGGCCGCGATGGCATGAAAGACCTCATCCGGCAGAAGAAGGAAGACGCTGTCTACACGCAGGAAGACGCCGATGCAGTAAAAGCCTATAGCGTAGAAATGGGCAAGCTCAAAAAGGGCTTTATGGGCATTATGGGCGTTCTTTTCCGCTCTGTATTGCCTGCCTTTACGATGGTCACTAAGTATATTGCTCAGTTTGTAAACTACCTGCGCAAGCATCAAACAGCCATCAAAGCATTTTTCGCGATGGTGTCTGCGCTGGTGCTCGGTATGCTTCTGCCAGCTTTCCTGACCTTCTTCCGTACGTTGATGGCCAATCCTATGACATGGGTAATTCTTGCGCTTGTTGCTTTAGCAGCAGTCATTGAGGATTTGATCGTCTGGATGGACGGCGGTGAGTCGGCGCTCGACGATTTTTGGGAAGCGCTTTTCGGGGACCGCGAAAATGCGAAAAAAGTTTTTGCTGATATAAAAGACAGCCTCAATCAGCTTTGGGAACGCATAAAGTTTGTCCTTAACTATATAGGCAGCGGCCAGGCATGGCGCGACATGAAAGACCATGCCAGCACAGCACTCCAGCTTATTAAAGACCGCTGGCAGATACTCATGCGTAACTTAAAGCAGGGCTGGGAAAACTTCAAGCGTAACGCCATGGCGCCTTTCCGGGCAATGGCCCGCGGTATCGATAACCTCCGTCTCGGTTGGTCGCAGTTTACTGCAGACCTAAAAACGCAATGGACTAACGCTACCAACACTATTGCTGAGACATGGCAATGGGTACAAGATACTATTGCCGAAGGCTGGCAAGGGCTTAGCGACTCCATATCTGAAATACTGACTTGGATTCAGACCAAAGCCGCCGAAGCTTGGCAATGGGTACAGGATAAATGCCAGGAGGCTCTTGACTGGGTAATCAAGAAGTGGAACGAGTTTAAAACCACTGCACTCGATGCGCTTAATTCGCTCTTCGCTCCGATTAATGCCATCGCGGAGGCTATCCGCAGCGTTATCGGTGGCGCTATTGATTGGGCCATCACGAAATGGCAGAACCTCAAAGCTATGGTTGGCGCAGGTGATGTTTATAGCCAATCGGATATGAGTTATCTCGGCTGGCCTAGTGGCGGCAACACGACGAATAATAGCAGCTCCAGCGTTAACGTTGGCGAAGTGCATGTTCACGGCGTGCAAAACGGCGCACAGTTTGGGCGGCAGCTTTCGGCTATACAATATGTCCAAGTAAATGGCGGCTCTTTGTGAGGCGGGTGATTAGATGAACATAAACAACTTTTTGCCTGGCGGCCCATCAAGCACCAATGTCGATTATGGCGGTAATGACTGGGTCGATAAAATCGGCAAGATAACAAGCGGCGGCTTCGGTATAAACGGGCTGCTGTCCTTGTTCGCCAGCAAGCCGCAGTACATCGTCAAGGGCGAAAATGGAGAAGTAGCGTTCCAGTCCATGCTTGAAATCAGCGTGAACGAAGACTCAAGCCTGCCAAGCGAGCCCATTGAGCAGTCAAGCTTTGCAACGTATAACCGCATTATTGAGCCTTTAGACGTCAAAGTCAGACTGGGGATACAAGGCTATCCGTCTAAGCTCCAGTCGGTCATTGACCGCTTGTCCGAGATGCGGAAGGGCGTAGAAAAGGTGACACTTATCACGCCATCAGCCTCTTATGAGAACCTTATGCTGCAGGGCTTCGATTATCGGAAAGATAATCACACCGGGCATAATGTTCTGATCGTCGACTTGACCTTGAAAGAGGTACGGGAAGTCCCGACCTTTGTTACGACATCCAGCGTGACTGAACCCGAGCCGCCCGCGGTATCCGCAGATTCTACGGCGGATAGCTCCTGCGCAAGTATGGAAGACGTGGGTGAGACTCAGACGTACTCGCCATCCAGCGCAGAGGCATCAACGGCTGAAAGCGCCAGTGGGCGGAACGAATCCATATTACACAGCGTGTTTGGCAAACTGTAAGGAGGGGATTTTATGCGAAAAATACCATTGAAGCAAGTCCCGTCCCAAAAGCTTCGAGCTGTGCTTGCCGGTCAAAACTGTACCATATCGGTCTATTACCGCTTCGGCGCGACTTACATGGACCTATATGTTGGCAATAACCTTATCGCACAGGGCGCGGTCTGCAGAAATCGAGCCAGTATCATAAGAGCGGCAAGCCCTTATTTTACAGGCTCCCTGCATTTTCTCGACCTGCGCGGCGACGAAGAACCCGACTACCATCTGTTTAATGACCGGTTTATCCTGCTTTTTGTTCCCGCTGGCGAAGAACTGCCTGCTGGGCTGAGGTACTGACCATGAAACAGAAAACGATTCGGACGACAATTATCTTGAGCGAGGGCGAGTTCCAAGGCGGCGGGAATACCAAGGTTATTGAAGGCTTGGCAACGACAGTCGATGTGCAAAAGAACGGCCTGCCGGAGAAACACACTGCCAAAGTGTCCATCGCAAACCTCAAGATGGCGGATATGGAGCAGATGACTTTCCTGGCATTCCGCCCGCTGCAGAAACGCAAAAATAAAATTCTCATAGAAGCAGGGAACCTTGGCGAAGAACTCGGCCTCGTATTTAAGGGCGATATAACCTCAGCTTTCCCAGACTTTAATAACGCTCCCGATGTCACTTTCGAAATTGAAGCCATGACTGCGGGATGGGCCTACCAGGTCGCAGAGTCACCGACATCGATTCAAGGCGAGCAAGATGTCGCATCGCTCATGGAGCAGTTTGCTAAGCAAGCAGGATTTGGCTTTGTCAATAACTCGGTGACTGCTTCGGTCAAAAACACAACGTTTACCGGCTCACCGGTATCGAAAGCGCAGCAACTTGCGCAGGAAGTCAACATCGAGCTTTTAATCGATGATGAAACCTTTACTATTCAATCATGGGATAATCCGCGTGGAGATGCGGTACTGCTTGGTGCTAACAGCGGGCTTATCGGCTATCCGACATTTACGCAGGATGGTGTGAGTGGCAGGAGCTTTTACAATCCGAAGCTGAGGCTCGGAGGTCAGATAAAGCTCCAAAGCATAGTGCCAAAGGCCAATGGATACTGGAAGCTGACGAAGCTCAACCACTCGCTTTCAGCATATACGCAGAGCGCGCAGTGGGAATCAAGCTTTGATGGCATCTGGCTTAAAGAGGAAGAAGGCAAGGAAGACCCAAAGACGGAGGAGGCGAAGTAAATGGCGGAAGAAAATAATAATGTGGTGCAGGGCGTGGCTAATTATAACGCTGGCACCAGTCCTTTTAATTCGCTGTCTTTTATCGTCCAGCAGGCCATTCGTCAGCAAGTCAACACATGCATCATATGCAAGGTGGTGGCGTGCTCAGATGGCTATGTGGACGTCTTGCCTATGGTGACTGGCGTAAGCGGCAAGGGCGAGGCCGTACAGCCGACTACGCTTTATAAACTGCCGTACATGCGGTATCACGCAGGCGTGGCTGCAGTTATTCTCGATCCGGTGCCCGGCGACATCGGCCTCGCGGTCTTTGCGTCGAAGGATTGCAGTAATGTCAAGGCAGGCACGACGGAACCTCAACAGCCCGCATCTTTCCGAGGAAATTCGCAGGCCAATGGCTTTTATATTGGGGGCTTCCTGAATCAAGCGCCATCGGTATTTGTCGAGCTTACGCAGGGCGGCGCAGTCAACATCACAGCGCCCGGGGGTGTTAATATTAACGGCTCGGTGACTGTGAGCGGTGACGTTGTTGCCAGCGGTAAGAGCCTAGTGAACCATACGCACATGGGCGTTCACGGCGAGACCAGCCCGCCATTATAAAGGAGGTATGGACATGGCAAATAAACGAAGTCTTTATCTCAACGATAATTGGGACATTACTCTGGACGGCAACGGCGACATTACGACGACATCAGGTCTTTACTGCGACGCGCAAAATGTTGCCAATGCCACCCGGCTTTTTACTAAAGATGCATATCTGGCTCAGACAAAAGGCATTCCGCACTTTGATGTTGACCTTGGTGTTATACCTGCCTTGTCTGAAGTGCGAAGCTGGTATCGCAGGGCCGCCATGGCAGTTGATAATATTCAATCGGCATCGATTGACATAACAGCTATCGATGATGATACACGCACGCTGCGCGGGATTATCACGGCTACTGTAGTCAGCGGTGAAACGCTGACAGTCGAAATCTAAAGGGAGGTGAAGTCATGGCCATAACAATTAATCCCGAAACAGGGATATCCGTAGAAGATACGGCTCAAATCCGTCAAGGCATTGTCGATGACTGGAACAAAGTATTCAGCGATGAAGAAGCCACTTTGAATACGGAAAGCGAGTCGCCTGCCGGTCAGATTATCGACTCCATGGCTGTACTGGTCACAGCCAAAGACAGTGAACTTGTAAATCTTTTTAATCAGTTCGACCCGCGAGTCGCAAGCGGTATTTTTCAGGATGCGCTCGGCTCCATTTACTTCCTGACCCGCAAAGTCGCAGAGCCGACAGTGGTTACTTGCCAGCTGACAGGCCTGCAGGGGACAGTGGTGCCCGCGGGCTCAATGATTCAGAACGATGATGGCTATAAGCTGGTGTCCGTAGGCGCGGTGACCATTGATGCAAATGGCGCTGCAGAAGTTGAATTCCGGACAGTAGAAACAGGCCCCATCGCCATCGGCGCTGGAACCTGCAACAAAATTATAACGGTCATCGCGGGATGGGATACGGTGACAAATGCAGCCGCAGGCGCACTTGGCCAAGATTTGGAAACACGGCAGGCATTCGAGAAGCGTCGTGCCTTGTCCGTGGCGTATAATTCGCACGGGAGCCGGTTGGCTCTGCAGTCAGCATTGTCAGCAGTGTCGGGCGTTCTGGATTGTTTAGTGCTCGAAAACAAAACCAATTCGTCCGTCACAAAAAATGGCGTAACAATCGACCCGCATTCCGTCGCTATTTGCGTATACGGCGGGGAGAATGAAGCTATCGCTGAGTGTATATATAATAAACTCGATGCGGGCTGTGGCACTGTCGGAGAAACGCAAGTCGAATATACGTCCTCCGATAATGTCAAAAATACGTTTAATGTCATCCGCCCGACAGCGACCAACATATATGTCGAAGTTACGTTGAACAAAACGGCCAGCACGCAGAGTACCGTCATCGAAGATGTTCAGAACGCCATTTATAATGACTTCTACGGCAACGACCCGAACAGCGGAAACACGCGCCGGAAGTGTGGCAGTATCATTTACGCGAGCTCGTTTTCCATTGCTATCGTTAAGACTGCAAACGTCTCGGACCTTGTAAGCATTTACATCGGTCGCTCACAGCCCGCAGAAAATAACGCAGTAACGATGGACGCGGATGAGGAACCGGTTATCGAGTTGGACAATATAGTTGTGAATGTGGTAGGTGAGTGACATGATTGATTTTACCGAGCTTTGGGAGAAAACAATCCAGTCACAGTACGGCACGAGTCCGCATATCAAAGGGCTTATCGAAGCCTTTGCTAAGCGCATCGACCCGACGATAGATGAGGAAACCTTTTACCGCGATTATTTCGACCCGCGAACTGCACAGGGGGTTGGCCTGGATATCTGGGGAATCATAGTCGGGTGCAGCCGATACCTCGAAGTGCCCTCTGCCGAGTATTTCGGCTTTGATGGCTCGGAAATGCAGGACTTTGAAAACGGCCCGATTTGGGACAAGGATGGCGCATCGAATTTATATCGCATGTCGGACAATGCGTTCCGCGACCTTATCTTTATGAAGGCCTATGCAAACATATCTGATGCGACACTGCCGTCAATCAAAGTCATGCTTGCCAGCCTCTTTAAAAATCAAGCCGTTATCCTCAATTCGCCGGAGCCTATGATGGTACGCGTGCTCTTTTTGACATATGACCTGGATTTGTATGCGTATTCGCTATTTAACGCATACGGGCTCTTTAATTTAGGCGCCGGCGTAGGCTGGGAGTATTATATCGTGGACCCGGAAACGACTTTCGGCTTTGAAGGTTCAGGCCTGCAGAATTTTGATAACGGCGTTTTTGCGCCCTTCGATATCATCAACATGAACTCGTGAGGAGGAAAAGATAATGAGCAATCCTACTTTGTTACAAATGCCGCTTGCGGTAAACGGCGACAAAAACACAATCCCTGTAGAGACCGGTAGTAATACGGGCCTGTTCAGCCAGAAGTATGGCTTCCAGTCAATCAACAGCCTGCCGCTATCCGCAGGCGGTAAAGCCATTTCTCGTCATGACTATAATGGTGCTATGTATTTGCTCTCGAATATTTTGTTCTATGCGCAGAAGGGCTATACGTTTGAATTCGATAGCACACAGGACTACTTTGCCGGGTGCGAAGTTATCGACCCTGCGGATGGTAACAAGTATAGATGTATTGCAGATGTAGCCGCCGAAGGCGACAGCCCGTCTGAGGACATGACCCATTGGGAACGTATCTTTAATGAGTCTGCGTTTTTCTATCGCATGCCTAACACGACTTATACTGTCGGTGATGTTAAGTATGCTGCTAACCTGCCGAGTTGGGGCTTTTTGACCTGCATCACCGGCGGCGTGGCAGGGAGTGGCGAACTCGTAATTCCGACAGGAGCCAAGGCGGGCGACACGATTACAGATGGTCAAGTTGTTTGGCGCCTTGACTCGCTCGCCAATATGAAAAAAGCTTTGGCCGAAGCAACAGGCTTTGGCATCGTTTCAGGTTATGCGCCTAGCATTAGCGGACTCACAGTAACACTCGGCGCAGGTATCGTTCATATTGCTGACGGAACGCGCAAAGAGATTAGTGCGAGCGATATCACGCTGGATAGTGCAGACCCGACAAATCCCAGGATTGACCTTGTGTATATTGACTCTACAGGTGAAGTGGCAAAAATCACAGGTACGGCTAGTGCTAGTCCTGTAGCACCTACGTTACCGACAGGTGGGATTAGCGTTTGCAATGTCACGATTGCGGCGGGTGCGACTACGGGAACGGTTACAGATAAAAGATATTATATTAATAGTGGATTAATATTTACGGAATCTGATTTTGAAAAATACCATGATTACCCGTATTTGCGGTTGATGAATGACATTGAGATTACAAAACCGATTGTATTTCCCGATGCTCCGCACAAAGCGCAAATAATTGATTTAGCCGGTAACAAAATAACGTTAGCTAATAACTATTCGGCTGAATATATATTCCCACTAGGCTTAAACTTAACCCAAAAGAATAAAAAGGGTTGGGTTCTGCGCGATGGCGAAATCGAATGTAACCATGCTGATTGTAGCGTTTTCCGTATTAATGACCCGGCAGGAATTAACATAGAAAATATATTTGTTACAAATAATGTAAGAGGACTTTTTTCGTACGTGGAAACGCCGTCATTAGGAAATTACGGCGGCGGTGTTATTATGCGAAATGTAGTTATTGAGCATAGCTGGCAAGATAACAACTACCGTTGCGGTTGCGATGTAGCATTTTTTGACTCGTATCTTGAAAATGTTGCTCCTGTATTTTTTTCAGTTGGCTTGCGCGTAAGAGCCAGCGATAACACACTTGTATTCTGCCACCCTTGGGGCGAACCAAGATTAGAAGATAACCGCTATCCTGATAGTAGTATGATGAATACCGGTTTTGAGTTGTTATCGGCAGGTAATGCGCTAATTGGCTGTTGCGCTGACAGTCCAGAACCAAAGGACGCCACGCAACCTGCAAGCTATAGTAATGGCGGTATCGGATTCTATACGGCATCTTCGCAGATTGCGATTGTCGCGCCCCGTGTAATTATTCATGAGCAGACGAATAACAGTAATCATATTGACTATTACTATTCAAATACAGCTACGGCAGGGTGGACTGGCTGTTTATATGACAACGCGTTAATTGCCCCGCAAGTTCACAAGTCGCGAGGTGCGGCAACACCGCATAAATCACAAGCTATCCACATGGATTTACCAAACGTTCATATTGTGGCGCCGACGTGGGAGCAGGAAAACATCTTATCTGAAGCTTTAACGATTGATTCGAAATATGAGTTTCGATTAAATGATTCAGCTTTATATAGGGACGGTAATCATATATACGGGACGCTTTGCGTGCACAGAAAAGATGGTGTAATACCAAGTTCCACAGAAAAAGTCGCTGATTTCAATACTGGTTATGCGCCGTCACAGTATAAGCACATGAGTCCTTGTGGATTGGCGGCATCTGAATGGGCTATAAATGCAATCGGAACGACTTATATATCAACGTATATTGGCGTTGCAGACACAGCTCGAATTGGCAATATACATTTTGCGTACATGGACATTGATTACATCATTAACACAACAAAATCAATATCATAAAAAGAGGTGGTACAAATGAAAATCCGACTTCCGACCCTGCTTCTAGCCCTACTCCTGCTGACAACACCCTGTTACGCAGGAGGTATCGCACCTGACAAACAAAAACACATCGGCGTAGGTGCGGCGCTCAATCTCGGCCTGCAAGCGGCAGGCGTTAAAAAAGAAACAGCGTGGTGCATTGCCGGTGCAGTTTTTGTGGGGAAAGAGCTATATGACGCGCGGCATCGTGACCGCCATACGCCAGAGCTTGCTGATATTGTGGCAGATATCGGCGGTGTGGCAATAAGCGAAGGGTGTATATGGCTGTACCGCAAAACATGGTAACTATCAAAATACGACACCGAAATCACTATTTCAGCGCATTATCAGCCTGTTTTAGCGATTTCGTTGTTGTTTTTGGTAAACCTCGCAAAAAAGGAGTGGTCAAATTGCAGGAAATAATCGATGCGCTGAAGGCTATGATACCGGGTCGCACGGAGGTGGCCATAGGAGGGGTAACAGGGACAATGGGTGCTTTAATTACAGTTTTATACGGCGAATGGACGAATGCGCTGAACGCTTTGCTAATTGCCATGGTTATTGATTACGTAACGGGCGTACTGGCGGCGGGCGTTAGTCCTGACCGCAGGATTGATTACAAGGTCGGCCTGATGGGGCTTGCTAAAAAGACCACAATCTTTTTGATTATTGCGCTCGGCCATCTCGCTGATACGCTGCTCGGCACTAACCTCATATGCCTCGCTGTCGCTTATGGCTATTTAGCCAACGAAGGTCTGTCCATCATCGAAAACGCTGAGATAATCGGCGTGCCTGTGCCGAGCGTGGTACGAATGGCTTACCAGACAATCGGCGAGAAAAGTAACATTAAATTAGGTGGTGACACTGGTGGAGCTCAAAGCACTAAGAAACCTTGACCTTAAGCAGCAACTTTTATTCGTGGAAAGTTACCTGCCGGATGCCTGGGAGTATCTACACGACATCAACGGCGTACCGCAGCCGACATTTGATGATAATGACGAACTGGTGTCGTGGCACGCCGCCCCCCAAGTTACCCCACAAGAAGAAAAGGAGTGATTATAATGAAAGTTTTTTTGAACCCTGGCCATGCACCGAATGGAAAACCTGACCCCGGCGCCTGCGGCTGCGGTCTGCGCGAATCCGACGTGGCGGCGCAGGTCGGCCAGCTGGTCGAAGGCTATCTTGTAGCAGCCGGCTGCGAAGTGCGGACGCTTCAGTCTGACAGCCTTAGCGAAGTATGCAATGAGGCAAATGCGTGGGGCGCCGATGTGTTTGTATCGATTCACTGCAATAGCGCCGCGTCCGAATATGCGCGGGGCGTAGAGACATTCTCTTACCCGTACAGCGTAGCTGGCAAAGACATCGCTGGCTGCATCCAGCGCCAGATTGTCGGCAAGTTTGGCAAGATAGACCCGAACTTCCCTGATCGCGGACTGAAGACCGCCAATTTCCAGGTGCTGCGTTGCACGGATATGCCGGCCTGCCTTGTCGAAATGGCGTTCATTGTCAATGAGGAAGACGCGGCACTACTCAAGTATCATCATGACGATTTCGCCAGAGCCATCGCTTGCGGCGTAACTGACTACGAACAATCGCTTTAAAACTTTGGGGAGCTTCGGCTCCCTTATTTTTTTTTGCGCTGGCGCAAGGACGGGAGAAGGAAATCAAAAGGGCAAAGAGAATTAAGTGAGTAGTAGCCGATGTGATTTACTGCGAATAGGAGGGGATTACTATGCGTAAACTTTTATTGACTGTACTGGCACTCGTGGTGTTATCGTCGTCATGCTTGGCCGCGAATTGGGAGTGGGCTGGCTCAGATGAAAAAATTGGGATGTTCTATGACGTAAACTCAATAACATTTAGCATCTCGCCGAATAAGCAAATAGTCTCTCGTGACAGAGTATGGCTGTGGGTGAAATATGTCTTCGATGAATCCTTTGCTGAGCAAGTAATAAAAAATAGAAATGTCAAATTCCAAATTTGTAAAGTAGGGTATGATTTTTCGCAAAACAAAACCTTTGAAAGTAAAATAATCACTTATCATAAAGATGGGCATGTTTTAAAGGAAGAACCAGGCAGGCGCGCTTGGGTAGATATCTATCCTGAATCCGTTTCGGATTGTATAAAATCCGCCGTAGAAAAATACGTCCGCGCGCATGAAGAGGAAATCGAACAAAGGACCCGTGGTACTCGATAAGAAGTAGTTTTAATCGGTAGCCGCTTGACATAGGTTACCGATACAGACAACTTCTGCATATAACAAACAAGCCCATCTACGCAGATGGGCTCTTTTTATTTGAACGATATTTTCAAGTCGAGGTCATAGTTATGGCCATAGTTGTTATCAAGTCGGGCGATATCGACCCGGTCAATAATAGCAAGCATAACTTTACGTTTGGCAGGCTTATCATCCGGACAGTTCTTTACGACTTCGCAAATATCGTTTACATCCAAAGCCTTGCTTGTGTCCTGCGCATTTTCCGCTGCCGCAAGCTCGGCCTGCAGCTTTTCTTCCTCGGCCTTTAAGGCCTGCAGCTTTTCGGTGGCTTCGGTCTGGCCAAGGAGCGACTGGGAGAACCATGTCATTACGGCCTTGCGTTCCTGCTGGATTTTATCCAGGCGCTTTTTTATTTTCTGCCGATTTTGCTGGGGGAGCTGCGCTTTCGGAGCGCTTCCCTGATTGGCGGCTATGTATGCTTTTAATGTCTTGGGACTTTCGCAAATGGACTCAAGCAAAGACCATATCAGCTCATCAGTATAAAACAGCCCAAGCAGCCGCGACTTCTCACATTTTGACCCACAGCTGTAATACTTCTGCGTTTTCTTGCTGGTCATAATGCGCATTCGAGCCCCGCAGAAACCACAATAAGCAAAGCCCTGCATCAAGCCCGCATCCTGTGAATGCTTCCAGGTCTTATATGTCCGATGACTGGCTATAATCTCAAGAGCGCGCGGATGTAGGTCGGCGTCAATGATTTGCGGGCAGGTCATCTCGATCCAGTCTTCACGCGGGCGTGGGATTTTCTTGTAAGACTTCGGGCCGGTCTTTTTATGGTATTGTGTACTTGCATAATACTTGCCTGTATAATGAGACCTCTTTAGCATATGCTGGACTGTTGAGGTCCCCCAAAGACCCGACCCTGTAGGCGTAGGTATGGCCATGTCATTTAAGCGGGCGGCAATAGCGTCACAGCCTCCGTACCGGTCTTCGACGAACCACTTATAAACCATCTTGACTACTTCAGCCTCGGCCGGATTAATGACATAACAGCTGTTTTCCCGGTCAAAGTCATAGCCGTATATATGACTGTCGCAGATGGCCTTGCCGGCCTTCAGCTTGGCGCGCTTGCCGCGCATGGTGCGCTCACGTATCTTGGCTCGCTCGTACTCAGCAAATACGCCCTTCATCTGCATGGTCATTTGGCCTTCCGGCGTATCAGCAACTTCGCCAAGGACAAAAACCGGTTTACATTTATACTTTTCAAATTCCTCTACGAGGATAAGCTGATGGATAAGCTTGCGGGACAACCGGTCTGCATCGTGCACGATGACCGCTTCATACAGACCCTCCTGTACGGCATCGCGTAACTGCTCCAGCGCCGGGCGCTCTAAAAAGCCGCCCGAATAACCGTCATCCACATACTCTTTGACCACAAAAGCGCCAAGGTCTTTAGCTTTCTTCCGGCAGGCTTCGAGCTGGGTGCCGATAGAGTAACCGTGCTCAGCTTGCCACTCTGAGCTGACACGGGCATAAATTGCGACATTCATTAGAGTCCGGACTCCGTATGTGCTATAATGCTACTTGAAATATTCATTTTATCGAATTCCTTTCTTTCTGCCTGCAAGTGCGCTAACGCTTGCGGGCTTTTTGTTATATAAAAAATATTCCATAATTCTGCTCCAAAATATTCCAGTTAGATAAGCTTATGACGAACCTCGATGACCAAGCCGATAATCGTAACGGGCAGGTCGACGACTTGCGCATTAGTATAAAACTGCGGCGTATAGACGGCAAGGTTATGCCCGACCAGCGTTATGCCTGACTTATCTATCCTGACTTCTTTGGCTGTGGCGTCCTCGCCAGCAACTAAGACGATAGCTATCTGGCCGCTGTCTACAGTGTCCTGCTGGCGCACGATGACGATATCGCCGTCTTTGATTGTTGGCTCCATGCTATGGCCGGACACGCGCAGCGCGAAATACTCAAAGCCGTCATCGTTATATTTGGAATCGATAAACTCGTAACCTTCAACGCAGTCATCTGCATAAATTGGCTCGCCTGCAGCGACTTTGCCAAGTAAGGGAATTTTCCTTTGCTTAGATTTTGAGTTTATATGATGTAGCATGCCCGCCGCACTTCCGGCCATTGCCGCCCCCGCAGTAACTGCCGCGCCCGCGCCTGCTAATGCAGACCCTGCAGTTGCGACCGCAGCCGCCCCCGCAACAACTGCCGCAGCGCCTATAGGTATCCCCATAATGGCCAGTGGCGATATTTTTAAAATAGTCGCCAGCGAAGCTATCTTATCACGACGCATATTATCTATCTGTCCTGATTCCCAGCGTGATACAGTAGCTTCCGACACACCAACAAAATCAGCGACTTCTTTTTGAGTCAAATCCAGCTCGGTACGTCGTGCATTGATAATCTTACCTACACTTTGCTCCTCCTCTTTCATGGTAACACCTCCATAATATTATTTTAAGGGAAAATCGCATTAATGCAAGCTAAACCGAAAAAAAATAAAAAAAAACTTGCGTTTAGGTATTGTATTTACGCAGGAACTAGAGTACAATAAATTACGAAAACGTAAGCAAGCCACACTCTGGAGCTTACGTAAAGGTAAAAAGGAGGGTTGTAAATGTTCCAAAAGAATGAGTTTAAGGCCGAAGTAGTGCGCCGAGGGCTAAGCTTGGACGAGGTCGCAAAGGCGATAGGTATTAATCCCGCCTCGCTTCATCGTAAGATGAACGGCACCAGCGATTTTTACCGCGGCGAAATCGAGCGGATTATAAAATTGCTAGGCCTGAACGGAGAGGATGTTATCCGCATTTTTTTTGCTTGACCACTTACGTTTATGTAAGTAGAGGAAGGTGAGGCGATGAAGTACAAAGACGGGGAGACATACACATTTACTTTCGACGGCTCTACAGTCCATGTGCGGCTGCAGAATTTCAGACCGGAAGTGGTGCAGAACTTCAACAAGGTCTTGGCCAAAGAAAAACTGCGCTGTTATCGACAACAGCAGGAAAAAGCAGAGAGGGGGTACGCAAGTTGATTTGTACGAAAGTGTACGAAGACTCAAGAGGCTGGCGGTATACAGTCCTTCCTGGACTTGGCGGAAGCAATTACTCAGTATTTTACCGCAAGCCCGGCAAGAATTGGCACAGTGTCCGCGCGGTGCCTTGGTACAACACAATCGATGAAGCCAGACAGGCCCTTATCGATTATGCCGAAAAGCATAAGATGACAGCCGTAAACGGCTAAGGTGGTGAAACAGATGACGGACTTTGAAGCAAGACGTATCGCTGAACGCGCTGAGGGCCAGTACCTGAAAGCCATCCGCGTATGCGTTGAGGCTGATGGCACGATGGCTGAAAACGTAGCGCACACGCAGGTGTACATCATCGGCACGGCGATACTGGATAAAAGCCCGGATGAAATCGAAGCCGATTTGAACTGGTGGCGGCGCAACGCTGACTTAGATGCGCTGTTGTGTGAAGGTTGAAGGGAGTGTGAAAAATTGGAAAACTTTGAACTGGAAATCGGCAAAGCATGGGCGAAGAAACACAGGCTTGAAAAAGCTATCAAGAAATCCTTGACAGCTGCGGCGCTTATCGGCTCTGCGGTAGTCTTCGCAGGCTTCTATAACGGCGACCAGGTACAGGTCGAAACAGTCCACAAAGTTCAGGCGGGCGAAACGCTTTGGAGCATATCCGAGGATTATCTCAAGCGGAACACTGGCGGGCGGCGCTATATCCTCGAATTCAAAGAGGGCATTAAGGAACTCAATCCGTGGTTATGCGATACGCATGAACAGATTCAGCCGGGAGACTCAATAGTAATTCACTATTGGGTAAAGAAAGATGAGGTGTTGAACAGATGAATCTTAATCAGCATGCAGATTACATTTTAGACAATACAGATATGTCGCTTATTGTCTATCACGAAGACGGGTCGGACGACCTGGAGCTTAAAGTAAACTGCAATTACTGCGACCTTATGGCGCTGATTGCACAGCTACTTTACGATACGCACGAGGAAAGCGACATAGCGCTTGATGAAATCGGCAAGGACTTAAACACTGCCATGGAGACTGTAGCGGCGTTAAGAGGTGAGCTGGATGATTAGCGGGTGTAAACCGGGCTATGGTTGCCTGTCCTGCCGACTTCCGGCAGATGCCTGCGAACACTCGGGACAGAAAATCTTTCCCGAAGAAAAGCTGATGTCGGCGGTGGTGCCGCGGGCGCCGATAGCGCCGGAGAAAAAAAATCGCAACGTAAAAGACCCCAGCGGAGAGCAGTCCGCTGAGGTCTGAAGGACGATGATAAAAACCAAGCAAGTAAGGTTTTTACATCTCTATTGTAACACAGAAAGTGAGGAAATCAACATGGATATCAATATTCGTATAACTGCTGATAGCGCGTTAGTTAATGCGCTTTCCGATATCGCTGGGGCCTTAGCTGCAGTAAGCATCGCGCAGTCAGGCAAGGACGGCCATCTGCCGCTGAAGACTACACCAGCGCCCAAGGCGGAAGCCAAGGCTCCGGCAAAAGAGACCCCCAAGGCGGAAGCAAAGACGGAAGAACTCAAAGGCGAACCTGTCAGCCCTGCCAAGGCCAAGGAAATCAATGACCTGATGAAGACGGGCGCACCAGATGAAATCATCGACAAGAGCCTTATAAAGAAGGTTCGGGCAGTAGTCAGCGCATACTGTGAACGCATCGGCAAAGATGCAGGTCACGACAACGTCAAGAAGTGGCTGGCCGACAAAGGGTACGGCGGTCTGTCCAAGCTGACATACAAAGGCATGGATGAGTTTATCGCGTTCATGGAAAACGAAATGAAAGAGGTGGCGTAAATGCCCAGCGAACACGCGCCAGTCGGGTGCTCGCCGTCAGAACGCTGGCGGCATTGCACACCGAGTGTCAGACTCGAGGAGAAGATTCCAGAAAAGCCTAGTCCTTTCGCCGAAGAAGGCACTAAGGCTCACGCACTCGCCGAAAAAGTGATGAAAGCATACTTGGCAGGGAAGCCGTTGAAGCGCAAGCCGAAGGACGTAGACGGCGAAATGTGGGAAGCGGTCAAATTCTATGAGGATATCTGCGTTGAGAAAATCAACGAGGCCCGTAAGGCTTCGCCGGACGCCGAAGTACACGTTGAGGAACGTTTAGATGTATCGCCTTGGGTGCCTGAAGGCTTTGGCACAGGCGACATGGTCCTTGTCTCGGATAGGTCGCTGGAAATCATCGACTTTAAGTATGGCAAGGGCGTCAGGGTTGACGCTCACGATAACTCGCAGATGCGTCTCTATGCGCTCGGCCTTTATAACGGCTATGGCATGCTGTACGGCGCGGAAAAGGTCTGCATGACCATCGTTCAGCCTCGGATCAGCAACGTATCATCGGAAGAGATTTCGATTAAAGAACTGCTGAAATGGGGCGAATACATCAAGCCATTAGCGCAGATGGCCTACGATGGCACAGGCGAACGCTGCGCAGGAGCGCACTGCAAGTTCTGTCGAGTCGCACCGACCTGCCGAGCCCTTGCCGACTATGAGATGGAAGTGGTCAAAGAGTCAACCAAGCCCGATGAGCTTACCGACATCGACATTGCGGAAATCATCCGCAGGGCGGACTCTATCAAAAAATGGCTGACCACCATCGAAGAATACGCGCTCCATGCTGCTACAGTCGACGGCATCGCATGGCCTGGGCTGAAAGTAGTCGAAGGGCGCAGCGTCCGCAAGATATCCGATGAAGCCGCAGCCCAGACAATTCTTTCGAATGCGGGCTATGAGTCTGAATCATTCTTAAAGCCTGTAACCCTTAAGTCCATAACCGAATTGGAAAAGCTCGTGGGCAAGAAAAAATTTGCTGAATTGATGGCTGATGTGCTCATTAAGCCACCAGGCAAGCCGACGCTCGTTGATGAGTCGGACAAACGTCCAGCGATTGATTTATCTACAGTCAAGGATTCGGATTTTGACGATTCCCTGCTGTAAAACAAAGTTTTTGATGTTAAGTTTACATAAATTGGAGGAATGCTATTATGGCAACTTTAAAATTTACGACCGGTCTTTCCCTTCTGTCCTACGCGCACGTCTTGAAACCAGCCGAAACCCTTAACGGCGACATGAAGTACAGCGCTTCGCTGGTGTTTGCGAAGAACTCCAATACGGCTAAACGCGCCAAAGAAGCTGTAGCTAAACTGATGGACAACGAAGAAGTCAAAAAGCTCATGGGTAAGACCAAGATTAAGTATGAGCTTTTGCGTGACGGCGATGAGAAGGACGACAAGAATTATGAAGGCTGCTACTTCATTAACGCCAAGGCCAACGAAGACCACAAGCCGAAAGTTATGGACCGCGACCGCGTGGAAATCGCAGACCCCAACGAGATTTACTCCGGCTGCTACGTGCAGGCAGTGCTGAATCTGTACGCATACAACAAAAATGGCAATTCCGGCATCGGCGCCAGCCTGCTCGGTATCCGTAAGATTAAAGACGGCGAGCCGTTGACTGGTGGTCACGTATCCGACGATGACTTTGATGATTCCCTGCTCGAAGGTGATGGCCTCGATGACCTGATGTAAGGAGCGCCGGCTATGCGTACCTTGTATATTGACATCGAAACGTATAGCGACAGGGCAATAGATTACGGCGTCCATGCTTATGTGGACGCCGATAATTTTCAAATTTTGCTCTTCGCATACGCTTTTGATGATGAAGATGTGGAAGTAATTGACTTCACAGCAGGCGAGAAACTGCCTGAGCGGGTCGCTGAAGCCCTTGTTGACCCAAACATAATAAAGACTGCCTTCAATGCCAACTTCGAGATTATGTGCCTTGCCAGCGTGTTTCCTGAGCTGATTAAGCCTGAGCAGTGGGAGTGTGACAAGATATTAGCGCATTATCACAGCATAGGCGCCAGTCTTGCAACTGTCGGCAAAGCCCTGGGACTTCCCGAAGACAAGCAGAAGGATGCCCGAGGCAAGAGGCTCATTACTTACTTCTGTAAGCCTTGCAAGCCGACTAAGCGGAACGGCGGGCGGACAAGAAACCTTCCCGAACACGCGTCGGAAGACTGGGAAGTCTTCAAGGAATACAACAGGCAGGACGTTGTGACAGAACGCGCCATCAGGCATGAGCTTGAGTGGCTGCGGCCGGACAAGTCAGAACATGACTTATGGCTGATTGACCGCAAGATTAACTGCCGCGGCGTACATATCGATATGGCGCTTGTTGATGCGGCCATCAAAATCAACGAAGACTACACAGACACGCTCATAGCAAGAGCCAAGGAGCTGACTGGCCTTGAAAACCCGAACAGCGTGGCACAGCTTAAAGAATGGTTCAGACTTAACGGGCATCCGATAGCCAGCCTAAACAAAGAGACTGTGGAAGAGATGCTCAAGGACGATAACCTGCATCCTGTGCTGAAAGAGGTGCTGCGGATCCGCGCCCGCCTCGGCAAGACCAGTATCAAAAAATACATTGCCATGCGGGATTCGCTTTGCTCAGACCTGCGAGCGCATGATTTGTTCCAGTTTTATGGCGCGAGCCGGACAGGCCGATGGGCGGGCCGTAACATTCAGTTACAGAACCTGCCTCGTAACTACATTGACGACCTTGAGAACGCCCGCGAAGCGGTCAAGAGCGGCGATATGGAATGGGTGAAGCTGATGTACGGAAACGTGCCCGACACGCTCAGTCAGCTCATCCGTACAGCGATAACACCCGAGGCGGGCAAGAAGTTTGTGGTCGCTGACTTCTCGGCGATTGAAGCCCGCGTGCTTGCATGGCTCGCTGATGAGACCTGGGTGCTCGATGCATTCCGCGCAGGCAAAGACATCTACTGCGAGACGGCGAGTCAGATGTTTGGCGTAGTCGTTGAGAAGCATGGCCAGAACAGCGAGCTGAGGCAAAAAGGGAAGGTCGCTGTTCTGAGCTGTGGCTATGGCGGCGGGGTTGGCGCCCTGCTTAATATGGGCGGCGACAAGATGGGCTTATCAGAACAGGAGATGCAGCACATCATTACTCGCTGGCGTAAGTCATCCCCGCACATCGTACAGTTCTGGTACACGCTCGAAAAGGCGGCAAGACGTGCCATCCAGCGCAAGCTCTCGACCACTTTGCCGCATGGTATTAAGTTCATGTCGTCGCATGGCCATCTGCTTGTTCGGCTTCCATCTAAGCGCTATTTGGTTTATCTCAATGCAAGGATGGGCACGAATAAATTCGGCGACCCGTCAATCGTTTACGATGGAGTCGACATGACAAAAAAGGCCGCAGGCGCCGCACTCGCTGAGCTTGAAACGTATTCCGGTAAGCTTGCCGAGAATATCACGCAGGCTGTGGCTCGTGACTGTCTAGCTATTGCGATGAAGAACGTGGAAGCGGCAGGTTATCCCATCGTTGCTCACATCCATGACGAGGTTGTGCTGGAAGTGCCAGATACCGATAAGTATAACCTTGATGAAGCTATACGGCTTATGACGCAAAACGTCGATTGGAATGAGGGCTTGCCGCTGAATGCCGCAGGATTCGAGTCTTACTTCTATATGAAGGACTGATGTTATGGACAATATCACAGAAATAAAATTTCAGATTGCTGTGGCATCTCGAAAGACCCAAAAAACATGGAAAAATATCGAGATGTCATGGCAAGAGTTTATCGACAAAGCCGAGAACCCTATCCGCACCAATGAGACGATGGCCGAATATAGGGCCATGTCAAAAGAGGAGAAGGGCGCCAAGAAGGATGTCGGCGGTTTCGTCGGCGGATATCTGAAGGACGGCATCCGTAAGCGCGGGCAGTTAAAGTCTCGCCAGCTTCTTTGCCTGGACGCAGATAACATTCGAGGCGGCGTAGACTTCCCCGCTAAAGTCATGGAGGCCTTGGAGGATAAATATTACCTGTACTACACGACTCACAGCCACACAAAAGAAAAGCCGCGCTTCCGGCTCATCATCCCGATGAGCAGGGCGGTCACGGCAGATGAGTATGAGCCGATTGCGCGCCTTGTCGCTCGGGATATCGGCATCGACATGTTCGATCCGACAACGTACCAGGACATCCGCCTGATGTACTGGCCAAGCTGCTCCAGTGACGGCGAGTATCTGACTGCGCATTATGGCCTTGAGCTTTTGGACCCGGACAATGTCAAAGCATGTAACCCAAATTGGGCTGATGCAACGACATGGCCGATAGGCCCCAGTGAAGCAGCCGCCCACAAAAAGGCAGTAACTAAACTCGGGGACCCGCGCGAAAAGCCCGGTCTTATCGGTCTGTTTTGCCAGGCGTACACGATTAGCGAAGCCATCGACACGTTCCTGCCTGGTGTGTATGAGCGGGTAGACAACAGTGAGAACCGTTACACCTACACCAAAGGCTCTACAACGGGCGGCGCGCTTAGTTATGACGATGACCTGCACATGTACAGCCATCACGGAACCGACCCTATTAGCGGTCTTGATGTCAATGCGTTTGACCTTGTCCGGCTCCATCTTTATGGCGCTCTGGATGAAGATGCTAATCCCGATACTCCGGTATCTAAGCTTCCCAGCTTCACGGCCATGTCGGCTCTTTGCCGCAAGGACGACAGAGTCAAGGAGCTTCAGAACAAAGACATCGCAGAAGCATTGAGTGATGACCTGCTTGCCGCCGATGAAGCCGCAGAGCAGGATGCCGAAGCGGTCAAAGCCGAGGCGCGTGAATGGCTAAAAAAGCTGGAGCGAACCAAATCTGGGAAGATTATCGCATCGGCATATAACTTCCTGCTCATCCTGCGCAATGACCCGAGACTTAAAGGCATGGCAGGCAACGACCGATTTGCAGGTCGTATCGCTGTACTGCGCGACCTGCCATGGCGCAAGCACTTTACCGACCGCATCGATTCATGGCAGGACTCAGACGATGCAGAGCTTCGAAACTTTTTGAGCCTTAAGTATGAAGGGCTGACTGGCAAGATGCTGCTGGACGATGCGCTGACGACGGTCTTTGCCGAGAACGCTTTCCATCCCGTCACAGACTGGCTGGAAGGTCTTGAGTGGGACGGCGTTCCTCGTGTGCGCCGTATCTTCATCGACTATCTTGGCGCCGAGGATAACGAGTACACGCAGGAAATCACCGAGAAGTTTTTCAAGGCGGGCATTGCTCGTGTCTTCCGTCCGGGTGCCAAGTTCGACTTCTGCTTAGTCATCAGCGGTGCCCAGGGCATAGGCAAGAGTACCGTCCTCAGACGGATGGGCCAGAAGTGGTTTACTGATGCAGTGGTAAGCATTAAGGGCAAGGAAGCCATGGACCAGCTGCAGGGCAACTGGGTGATTGAGCTTTCCGAGATGCAGGCGGCGACAAGGGCCGAGAACGAAGAACTCAAAGCCTTTATCAGCCGGCAGAATGACAAGTACCGCCCGCCATACGGCAGGCGAGTCGAAGACCATCTGCGCCAGTGCATATTCGCCGCAACGACCAACGACCGCATTTTTCTTAAAGACCGTACTGGCGGGCGGCGCTTCTGGATAATCATGTGTGATGGCAAGCCCGAAAAGCCATTGCAGGATTTTACCAAGGAAGTAGCTGCGCAGTGCTGGGCTGAGCTTATGGAGATTTGGAAAAAGGACAAAGACCTTTTGCCATCCAAGGCCGCTATGGATGCCGCGCGGGAATTGCAGGCAGCTCATACCGAAGGCTCCGAAAAGTTTGGGCTGATTCAGGCATACTTAGACACTAAGCTGCCTGAGCGTTGGGATAGAATGACCCTGCCAGAACGCAGGGACTGGCTATCTGGTGAAACGAGCATAGAAGGTGAGGGCGTCATCGAGCGCGATCGCGTTTGTGCCATGGAAGTTTGGTGTGAGTGCTTTGGGTATAATCCCGAGAAAATCCGAAATCTTGATGCGAGGGAAATAAACACCATTCTCCAGCATATGCCAGGATGGAAAATGCATGGTTCAGGTTACGGAAAACTGCGTTTCAAGATATATGGAAGACAGAAAGCTTATATGCGGGTGTCTCTTACACAAGAACACACTGAGGTGTCACCGATTAGCTCTGAAGTGTCACCGATTTCAGAGGATTTCTTAGATGACTTGATGTAGTTGGTGTCACCGAAAATAATGGGTGACGGTTTTGGTGACGGCTTCGGTGACACCTTAACCCCAATGTGAATAAGGCTCTATAAGGAACTGTCACCAATGTCACCAATTATTATATATAAAAGATATTTGTTATTTATATGTACGCGTATACATGAGAGTCACTATATACGCATCATAATACGGATATTCTGTATAGAGCCTATGCTTTTTGGTGACATTGGGTGACACTACATAAAATTTTTAGGAGGTGTTTTCCACTCGTGGACATTTTGGAAAGAGAAATCGAGAAAAAATTCGGCGAGGAAATGCAGAAGTTAGGCTGTTTGGTATGTAAGTTTACGAGTCCGGGGAAAGCTGGGGTACCAGACAGGCTTGTTATCCTGCCGGGCGGTAAGGTTTGGTTCGCAGAGATGAAAAGACCAGGTGAGAAACTTCGGCCACTGCAGATTTTTTGGAAGAAGCAGATGGAAAGCCTTGGCGCAAAATACTATGTGGTTGATAGCTATGAGGCCATTGCGAATGTTGCTGCAGATGTTAAAAAGGAGTTGGGCGCAGATGGTTAATAATGGGGACACAGTACAGAGGATGCGGATGGTTAATAATGGGGACACATTAAATTTGGCTAAACAGTTACTGGACCGCATTGTAGCGGACTATCCGACGATGTTCCATAAAGATGGTTTTATCAAAAGTTTTGGCTATGACATGGATATGCGAACCTGTCCGACCAGAGTAAAAGACGAATTGCGGCTTATTCGCAGGCTTTTGCTTGAAGTCGAAAAACGGTTGTGAATTGGGGGCGTACATAAAATGAGACTACACGGACGAAAGAAGGTGATGCCGAATGAAGTTCATACCGCATGACTACCAAAAGGAATCTATCCAGCGTATTATCGATAATCCCTTCTATGGCCTGTTCTTGGATATGGGCTTAGGTTAGGCAAGACCATCATCACCTTATCGGCCATCCAATACCTAATCGACGATTTTGCCGTATCAAAGGTGCTGATTGTTGCACCGAAGTCGGTGGCTGAAAGCACTTGGCAGAATGAAGCGAAGAAGTGGGACCACTTGCATTTGAAGTTTTCAACTGTTTTGGGTACCGCTTCCCAGCGTGAAGCCGCACTTGCCTCAAAAGCTGACTGCTATGTGATAAATCGTGAGAATGTGGTTTGGCTTTGCGAATACTATAACCATCAACTGCCTTTTGACATGTTGGTGATTGATGAGTCGTCGAGTTTCAAGAATCATCAGGCCAAACGCTTCAAAGAGCTGAAAAAGGCGCAGCCATGTTTTGACCGGGTGGTGGTACTCACCGGTACTCCCGCACCGAATACTCTGATGGATATATGGGCGCAGGTTTATTTACTGGATAGGGGCAAAGCGCTGGGGCGGACAATCGGTATATACCGCCAAAAGTATTTTAAGCCCGGGCAGACCAATGGCTTTGTGGTGTATAACTACATCCTGCTTCCCGGCGCTGACCGGCTGATCCATGAAGCTATAGCGCATGAAGTAATGAGCCTGAAGGCCGCTGATTACATCAAACTGCCGAAACGCATGGATAACATCGTCGACATCAACCTGCCGCCAAAAGCTATGAAGCTCTACAAGCAGATGGAAAAAGACTTCATTCTGTCCATGGGCGATGAGGATATTACTGCCGCGACGGCCGCAGCACTTAGCAACAAGCTTTTGCAAATGGCCAATGGCGCAGTTTATGACAATGACCAGAGCGTTATTCAGCTTCATAACGCTAAACTTGAAAAACTCATGGAAATTCAAGAGCTGAACGAAGGTCAGCCGATACTTGTTTTCTACGCATACAAGCACGACCTTGCAAATCTCAAAGCCACTTTTCCCGATGCGCGGGAGCTTAAGACTGCCAGGGACATGGACAACTGGAACGCGGGTAAAATCAAAATGCTCCTTGCGCATCCGGCCAGTACCGCATATGGCCTTAACCTTCAGGCGGGCGGCCACATCGTTGTTTGGTATGGGCTGACATGGTCTTTGGAACTTTACCAGCAGGCCAACGCGCGACTGCACCGGCAGGGACAGCAAAAGCCAGTTATCATCCATCATCTTGTTGCCAAGGGCACGATGGATGAGCGCGTGATGAAAGCATTATCGAATAAAGCGGCAGGGCAGGATGCGTTGCTTGATGCTGTTAAAGCCGAGATTAAAACTGTCATGGGAGGAAATCAAAATGAAACTTGAAGTATGTAAGCCCGAAGCAACTTTTGAAGCCCAGCTTGACTATTGCGGGCAGGAGTTTGAGGAACTTATACAGGCGCTGGCCATCTATCGTAATGAACCAACACAGAAACATCGTGCCGAAGTGCTTTTTGAAGCGCTGGACTGCATCACCTGTTTGTGGACATTCATCTTTATGATTTTCAGCCGGGCCGAAATTGACGCAGGGATTAATGTCGTGAACTGCAAGAACTATGTCCGCGGCTACCTGATGACTCCGGAGGATTTTGACGTCGAGAGCGTAACCGACAAAACCGAGGAACTTCTTGAGGAGGCGAGTGGCAGATGAGCAGCTTTGCCAGAAAAATGGGCCGCAAGGTTTCTAAAGCTGGGGAAAAGGGCGTGAAAAAAGCTGAGCGCACTGTAGAAAAAACGCAGGCAGGTCTGATTTGTGCTTATGCTCATGCGAATATTAAAAGCACGATGACCCGCAAAACAGCCCTTAGACATCTTTCCGGAGTCTTCTTATACGCCATGCATCGCGATGCAGGATTTGGCGCCAAGAAGGGTAAAGCATCGAGGTTGTTTAGGCTTCGGGATAAGATGCAGTCCGTCTTTGACTGCATCGTGTCTAAAAATGTCACCATACAGGAGATTCAGGATTTTCTGCGAGCTAAACCGATAGAGCTTGATGTCGATATCATCGCTTGTGATCCGAAAGCAAACTGGTATCGCAAGATTGAACACCGGGCGGTACAGGAGATGGAGGCGGCTTTTCTGATGGCGCTGGTTGATGAATTCGGCTATCGGAAGAAACGGCTTGAGCAGGCTTATATTTACTGCGCAAAACTCAGCGACGAAATAGCGTCGGGAAAACTGACCTATGCTTTTATCTGCGATGAAATCGAGCGTGTCATGTTAAATCAAAAAGCCGCAGCGTAAACTTTGAGGGCGTTTAGGAGGTAGCTATGTGACTGATGAGGAGTTAGAGTCTATTAAATTGCCTGATTGCCTGTATTGCGAGGGCAAGGCGAGCGTAAGAAGGGCCAGCAACGAATGGTGGTATGTTGGCTGTGAGTGCCAGTTAAAGAGTCAATGTACCAGGGAGTTTGTATTGGAATGTGTGGAACAATGGAGGAGGATACATGGACGATGAATGAGATTGCTGCGCATTGGCCGGCGATGCTGGCAGGTATTTTGTTCTGCCTGCCGGCCTGCGTGATATTGCTGATTTGGTTTTTGCATGATATAGGAGGACGAGGAAATGATAAGTTTTAAACATACATCTGGTGAATATTTACGAATGCTTAGGGACTCTTATCAGGGTTATGACCTGATTATTGAATCATATGCCCTAAAAAGTAATAAAAATAAAAGTGCGTGGCGCTTTTTTATCTACCTTCTTGCGGTAGAAGACAGTCAGGAACAGATAGAGATTGAAACTTTTAGTGGGATAAAGACTTATAATTATATTGATTTTAATTCTTATAAGTTGTTTTATCCGGAAATTAAAGAAAAAGCCTTACGCAGAGAATTTGAGGACTATAAGGAAATATTTCTTAATCTGAGTAATTGCACATTTTTTAAATATAAAAATGGCAATCACACAGGCGTTGGACCAATAGTATACGAGATTTATCATGATGGGGAAAATGAATATATAAAAATTGCCCCAAAAATATTGTATGGTGACCGTACTGTAGCTGAAATACTTCGTATACTACTGGAGGCTGAGAGCGATGACGATTAATGAAGCTAAAAAGTTGTTGCCACCTAATTTAAAATATCCGTTACCGGATGGCGTTATTGATAATCTTATTAATTGCACATCAATTCCCTGCCGGTTTGATATAAAAGACGAGGATGGCACGAGCGAAAATCTTGGCTATGCATATGCTTTATTGGCAGCGTTGGTTGAACTGAAAGAGCGCAGAGAGCAAGAATACGAAGAAGCCGAAGAAAAGGCATTAGAAGTTGAACGCGCTGATTGGGAGCGTGAAGAATAATGGCAGATATAACAATGTGTCACGGAAATGATTGCCCGTTAAAAAATAAATGTTATCGTTATACGGCGTATGCAAGTGAATATTGGCAGTCGATATTTACAGAGATTCATTATAAAGACGGAAATTGTAGTCATTTCTGGGATAACAGAGGTAAACGAAATCGCCCAGAGGGAGAGCCAATGTTTAAGTAAGGAGCGTGAAGAAGATGGCAAAGAGAATGACTGAGCGTGAGCAGTTTTATTATGGCAAGGGTTATACCGATGGGAAAAAGGCGTTGTTGGAAGAAATTGATACACGCATAGACGAAATGAGTGATTACCCTTACCCGTACGATGCTTATGGGAAAGGCTACTATGAAGCGGTTAATCGAGTGATTGATATTATTAACGATTTGGCAGGCGATTGAGATTGATGAATGATTTTTATTTAGTATGTTTGGTAGTATCGTTTTTAGGTTTTGTGTGTATCTTTGGCTTAATCGGTTTACAGCTTCTTGACGACTGGCTGGGCGGGATTATCCATCGGAAGATTGAGAGGTGGTTAAAGTGACCAATGAAGAATGGCTTAAACAGCTTTCGCATAAAGAGTTAATGAATTTTTTATGCGATTTAATGGGCGGTGGCTGTGGGTGTTGTCCATTTTACACACAGGGCTGTACTATTCAGCTTTGGCTTTTAACGGAACATCAGGAGGGCGAAGATGACTAATGAAGAATGGCTGAACTCGTTGCCGCCAGAAAAGAAGGTTAAGCTGTTTCGAACTTTTGCCGAAAACTGCTGCGCGCTTTGCTACTTTATCCCGAATGATAGCGACTGCGCCTGCAACTATTGCCAGGATGGGCAAGTACAGTGGTTGCGTGCCGAACATAATCCGGATGACTTCGATGAACGCGATTTTCGTTATTGCGTTTAACGCAGTTAAACGAGTTAAATTAATTGAGTTAATTTCGTTAATTGAGTTAATTATTGAGTTAAATGGAGGCGAGGTAAATGACAAATGGTGATTGGGTAAGGTCTTTAAACGATAAGGATTTGGCTGCATGGCTTGATATCTATGACATGGATATATGTGATAGCTGTACTGGAAATGGTGATGAATGTGAGGAACGGTGGTGCAAAGATGCTTGGCTCACTTGGCTGATGCAGGAACACGACCAGGGCATGACGCATGATGAGCTGATGCAGACCCTTGAGCTTTTAGCTACTGTCGATACTACATATGCACTTAAAAAGGAAAAGGCTGACATTATCGATAAGGCGATAAAAATAGTCGAAGGTTTAGCCGGCGTTTGATTTGATTATAGGAGGTGTGGTAAATGAAGAAGAAAATAATTTATGCGATGTATAAAGGCGACACATTTATCACGACAGGAA